TTTTTCTGTTAATAGGATTTGAAACGGACGTTCTGTTTTTCCTATGCTACAGGTTATTGTATCATGGAAAACGGCTACTACCTATCTGTTCAAAACATTCATATTTAGCAAATTACCACTTATAACAAAAAAGATTATGCCTAAAAGAAATATCGTACAGATTCAGCTACCACCCGAACAACCAGACTGCTGCGCTGAATGCCCGCTGCTTGGGTTGGTACCAAAGTACGTTTCGCGACCGAAGAATTCAAAAGAGACTCTGGTGTGTTGCGGAACGATGGAAGCGATTACGCAACGAGGTTCGAAGGTGCGAGCAAGCAACCGCGACACCAACCATCCGCTGCATCGCCCATGCGATAATCGTTGGCACTCATGGATGCAGCTGGCTGGACGCAAACTTGGCATCAGCACCCAGACATACAATGATTGCCGAATCCCCTATGAATGCACCTTGCAATTACAAATTAAATTCCATAAATAATGGCAAAGTCAAAAGATAAGAAAATCGCAGAGCTACGATCGTCGGTGAAGCAATACATCGACGAATTGAAGGAAATGATCGAGAAGCGCACAGGCAAACCATTCGAACTGTGGCTGACGCCCCAACTGAGGGCTACGGCGCAGAACATGGTGTTGCTCGACCGCATCCAGGAAGCCATCGCCCTTGAAGATGATCTGACCACATCGATGACAGGCTCGATGGGCCAACAGAAGATTGATGTTAACCCGCTGCTGCTGCAATCCGACAAGTGTCAGCGCACCCTGCTGCAGCAGTTCGAAGCACTTGGTTTGAACTACAACACCGCCAAGGGCAAAGTAGCAACAAATGGTGGCAGCGCAGCCGATAACCCAGCAGCCAACGACGACCCTGTATTGGCCGCATTATTAAACAAGTAACAATCCCAAACATTTACAATTATGAAATTTACAATTCAATCAACTGCGATCGAGGGCGCAGCCATCCTTCTCTCGAAAGTGATTAACGCGAAGAACCCACTCCCCATTCTGGGCGACATACTTTGCGAAGTGGCAAACAACCAGCTGACCATGACAGGTAGCGATGGTGAATGCAGCATCGGCACCACGCTCGACCTCGACACGATGGAAGGCGAAGGCAGATTCTGTTTGGACGCAGGCCGACTGCTGACTGCAGCACGACAGCTGGGCAACCAACCGCTAACCATCACCTGTTGCACCGAAAGCGATTACATGTTCACCATCGAGCATCAGGATGGCCAGATTCATTTCCTTGCTGAAAGTGCCGACGAATATCCGGTAATCGCGCAGCCCACATGGGAATCGAACTTTCACAATCTGCAATCCAACCACATCGGCGAAGCTATCAAGCGATGCCTATGGAGCGTTTGCACCAATGAGCTGCGCCCTGTTATGTGTGGTGTACATATTTGCACCGTACAGAAGTATGATGCACTCGACATCGTTGCAAGCGATGGCCACGCATTAGTTCGCACCCGAATGCTGAATGAAGATATAGAGCCAGGTCAGAAGATAGATGCAACCATACCAACCAAGGCTGCGAAAGTTCTAGCTGACACGCTGACCGACGTGGAGCCTATCAGCCTGCGATTCGCCGAAGGCAAATGCCAGGTAGAGACAACCCGCTACTGCATGACGTTCAGACTGATAGATCAGCCCTATCCGAAATATAACTCTATCATTCCGACCGACAACACCATTGAAGCCTGCATCGGCAATCGCGAATTAGCACGAAGCATCAAGCGCGTTTTACCTTGGAGCAACGATTCATCGCAGATGCTTTCGCTACATTTCGAAGCAGACAATCTAACCGTAATGGGCGACGACTTCGACTTCAGCGAAGGTGCCCGCGATAAGGTTGCAGCCGATTTCAATTGTTCCGATCCACTAACCATCGGCATCAAAGGAACCACATTGGCCAAGGCTTTAGGTTACATCGACGACACAGATGTGCGCATAAAGATGAAAGACGCGACCCGCGCGATCCTTCTGGAACCAAAGGAACAGGATGAGCATAACGAAGTCACCATCCTGATGATGCCGATATTACTTAACGATTAAACGCTATGACGCAAGAAGAGAAGCACCAAGCCGTTGAGATTCTGCAGCGCAGATTGGCTATGTTCATGATGTCAGGCCCTTGGCAAACGCTAAAGAATATTGACATCAGGCTAGCCGACTACTTTGCCGATATAGCGCGCGATCCCGACCTTCATAACGGATATGAGATTCTTGGAGCCGTAAAATTCTTACGGCTTCTAAGAACCTACGACTTTGATGCTGGCCGAGTGCAACAGATAATATCTTTACGCGAAGGTAATTGGGAACCCGACGAAAATAGTCGCATGCATTATGTATCAGGCGGAACACCATGCCCAGGTACCGACCGCGCGCATGTGTATCGGTGGCAACCATTCCAGGTGCTTGTATTGGCTAGCGTTTTCGGATTCTACCATTGGTTCGATACGCAAGTACAAGCCGACACCCGCGAAATGTTAGATACAGAGCGCGAACGCGAAGACGGTATAATCGAGGACTTTCGCCGACTGTGCAACTATTTTGTGTTTTATGGCCCACGAAAAACCGATAAAACAGGTTTAAGCGCATTCCTTCAGGAAGTCTTTTTTCTACTTGGCGATTATAACAGCGAAATATACTGCTGTGCCAATGCCGAATTCCAAAGCCGCATTCTGTTCGACCGCACCACTTTTATGCTGAAAGGTATCGACACCCATCACCGTTTCGACATGACCAAGAAGCAGATCAGATGGAAACCTCAGTATCATAGCGTTCGCAACGCGATGATTATGCCGCTAACCGCTGGTGGTAAAACCAAGGATGGCCCATTCGCCGAGTTGGTAAACTGGGACGAGCTTGGCTCTTCACCATACACTAACGGCAAATCGGACATGATGAATCTGGTTAACGTGATGCGTTCTTCGATGGGCCCGCGTCGCGAAGGATTAACTTTTGGCACCACCACAGCCGGAACCATCTCTTCAGGGCCATTTATCGACATGCTGAACGGACTGCACGAATCCCTGCTGCGAGAACTGAAGTACGACTCAGGCGAAGAGACACCCACATTGAGCGACGACCGCCAACTGTGTCTGCTGCTTGAACCCGATGATTGGGAAAAGTACGACGAAGAGCTGCTGCTTACCAGCAAGGACATTCGCCGAAAGATCAATCCCATGTTGGGCATCACATGCCAACATCAGTTCTACGAAGACAGCATCACCGATATGCGTAACGGCAAAATGACGCGCGGCGAGTTGTTCAGCAAACTATTCAACGTCTATGCATCGAACACCACGCGCGATTGGATTAAGCCCGAAGAGATACGCGACATCCAAGGCTCCTGGAATATGCTAAACGGCGAAGCAGGCCCCACCCGCATCGACGAATGCACAGAAGATCGCGGCTGGATAGTCTTCACAGGTATGGACTTCAGTAAGGGCGACGACCTGAATGGCGACGCATTCCTGGCATACAACACCCGCACAGGCGACTTCTTTGGCGACATGGATGTTTACATCAGCGAAGAAGCCGCCAACCAAAGCCCCATTCGCGAACTGTTATACCAATGGGCTGCTGGTGGGTACATTACTGTTGTGCCAGGTAAGACGTTCGAACCTTCTTGGCCTGTTAACCGAATCAAGAAATTGTATGATGCAGGCCTGTACTTCGGTGCATACGGCTATGACCCATACAATGCTGCAACCGTTGTCAACGCACTTTCGCAATGGGTGTTCGACGAAGGCTTCGACCCCAAGCAGATTGTGATTCCGGTAAAGCAAGGTTTTGGCAACTACAGCCCAGTTGTGCAGCAGTTCGACTACTATGTGAAGCGCGCTGTTGATGATGGAGCAGGCCACATGATTCCACAACCGCTGATTCACCTGTCAGCCAACCCACTCTGGCCATATTGCTTTGGCTGCGTCAAGTTGCAAGAAAGTAATGATGGCATGGGCAACCTGAAGCCTGTAAAGCGAAGCCAGTCAGCAGCCTGCAAGGTCGATCCTGTGCAATGTCTGCTTACAGGCCTAATTCTCTACAACGCCGCTGAAAAAGCGATTAACAAATAACACTACAATTCCAAACGATTATGCAAGAAATTACAAATTGTTACCCCCCCCAACACACACCCACTAAGAAAAAATGGGTGTGGAGATGGGGCGACTGGCGGTTATATATTACACACCATTGCGCCTTGAAGCAGAAAGAGAAGCATCAGCCGCGCCACCGTTATGAGATGGCAGAGTTAAAATCGAAGATAGTCATGCAGCGAGGTCAGGTGTGCGAGTTGTGCGGAAAACCTATCGAAAAGTACTGCAAAACGCAAATCCATCACATTATTCCGTGGAACCGCTATCCTGAAGGCGAGCTCGACGATCGCAACCTGATGGTGCTGTGTAGCGAGTGCCACGCCGAGGTGCATGCCAATCCGATACTGAACGCCGGACTGATATGTCAGACCGCCACCAAGATCGGTGTAGATGTGAAGAAGTATTTTAATTATAAATGCAATTATGATTAAAAAGAAAAAAAATGAAAGAGATTATAGACACGCAGATTCCGAGTGGAGATTTACAAATGGTAGAAATAGATTGCCCACAATGTGAGCTGGAGCCATTGCCACCCGAAGAATGGCATAAATACATGAAAGATTTTATGAAAGGAGAAAAGAAATGATTGATTATTTAGGAGTAATAATAGAACCCGCTGAAGCGGATGGCAAAGAAGTAGCGAAATTTTGCGTTGGGTTTTTGAACACAACAAGAAATGCGCTATTTCAGATAAAAACATCAGCTTCGCCCGCTGCTATTGAGAACACCGATTTCGATGCAGCCGAATACATTTCGACCAAAGTACGATGCGGCCTGCACAAATATTGTAAAGTGCGCGGCGAAAAACTTACCCTTGATGAATGGGAAGAACTCTACAAGAAGATAAAACCAGATGTTGAGAAATGCGCAGAAGAATGGCGCAAAGATAACAAGAATTTTATAATAAAAGACTTATGGCGAAATACAAATTGACAGTAGTGCATGAACTTGAAGATAACGAGGGAGTGCAGAGCGAAAGCGAATTGAAAGCGTATGTTGATGGAGTAGTTAAAGCATCCATTGGTGATTGGGATAAAGTCCGCGCGGAACTACAGGTAAACGATACCCAGACATACAATGCCGAGCAAAAAGCATTCGACAAAGAAATTATCAAGATGATTTCGATGTGGCCCTGGCATTGTAGTGCCAACAGCCTACCCACAGAACAAGATGAACACATCATCGCCTGCGAATATATAAATGGAGTCTGGACTGCTTATGAATTTTACACATTCCGCGACGATCCACAAAGATTCGTCAGCACAGATTCTGATTCCCCGACGACACTTTATCCATCACCAAACGTATATTGGCGAACAGTTGCAGAACCCGATCCACCTAAACCTAGACAGCATGATTCCGATAGTTAAGAAATGCCCGAACTTGGTAAAAGACAAATACGGCGAATGGTACTGCAAAGGTACCCACGTCTGCTACAAGTCAGTATGCTGTAGCACCTTGTTTGAAACGGTGCTGCACCTTGGTGCAAGCATCCATACAATCACGAATTAACAAACATTCCCACGTTGGGGAATTTTTACGCCCTAACTAGGAAAATATTTTTCCCTAACGTGGGAGCAAATTTTAAACCCTAAAAACAAAGATTATGAACACAGAAGAAATTAACAAAACCGTGATGAAAGAGGTGGCCGAAATGTTCGGCGTTAAACCTGAAGAGTTATCAAGCGAAACTAAACTTCAAGAAGACCTTGGAGCCGACAGCATCGATCAAGTTGATTTGATTATCGCGTTTGAAAACGAGTACAACGTAACATTCCCAGATGCCGACATCTTCAGCGCAAAGCTCGACACCATTGGCGACATTACCAAATTTATCGAAGAACATCTAAACAAGTAGCACTATGATTTTAGTAATAACACCGAACGGTAACGAATACATCACCGAAGATGCTGTGCAATGCGTTCGCCATGACAGAGAACGCCATCTAGCACATATTTACCAAAAAGGTGATGCACATTTCACGCGCACCATTACTGATGTAGAACATATAAAATACATCAGAGGAAATTCCGATTTGATTATTAAAGAAGATCGTTCCGAAATGGTCGAATTAGCGAAAAGATACGCAGAATTGCGAGATCATGCAAGCAAAATGCGTGCAATAGTATTTGAACTACAAAGAAAAAACATCGATCTATATGATGAGATCGTAAAAGAACTTTTTAAAGATGATCCACCCAAAGTTAACCCAGGCGATTAAAGTGCCTGAAAAGTTGAGTACCACCTTCTTTGATCTGGACTGCGTAAAATCAGCCATCAAGTACGAAGGCACAGTCTACTACATCATATCTGGCAAAGCGCAAACGCGACTGATAGCTGAACCAGGAATGTGGCTTTGCCAAACCAAAGAAGGCCATTGGGAAGTGATGAGCGATGAACGTTACCAAAAATACTACGCAGATGAATAAAGAAAGAAAAGCCTACATTGGATGCTGGTGGTGTTTAGTAGGCGCGCTATTGGTTGGCTTTATCGCCCTGATAATACCAAACCCACAACCACCTGAGCCAAGTATTATTGTAAAGCACGATACGCTATGGCGCGACAGTATTATCAGAGAGCCGGCACCAGCTGACAGCACAACAACAGGCCGAATAGTTTACATTCGTGTACCCTACCCCGTGCCAATACCTGGTGATACGGTACACGACTCTATCGACGTGCCGCTACCCATCATTCAGAAGCGATACGACGATAGCCTTTATACTGCATGGGTAAGCGGCTACCATCCGGCACTCGATAGCATTCTGCTGCATCAGCCTGAGATAGTTACCACCATCACCAAAACGGTGGTAAAGAAAGCACCCCGACTGAGCGTAGGGTTATCGATTGGTCCCGGTATCTCTATCGACAACCAGCGACACATGGGTATATACGTCGGTTTTACAGCCAACTATCGGCTGTGGCCAAAATAATTATTAATTTAAAAATTCAAAAAACTATGATTAAAAAGTATTTTGCACTTCTGGTGCTTTGTCTTTATGTGCTTGGTGCAGTTGGCGGCTTTGGCTTTGCCATGTATCAAGGTGCGTATCTAATTTCAGTAGCCGTGGTGATTCTGGCACTCATGGCATTCCCCACAGCTCAAAAGTATTACGAATTTCTGACAGACTAACATCGCTGAGAAGCGACGCAATCGAGCCGTGAGGTTCGACGACATTAATGTTATACAGGTCTTTATTCTAACAATCTGGCCGAACTGATGGTGCGAACATCGGTTCGGCTTTTTTTATGCCCAAAAATCGGTAAACCTTCAGCCTTGTTTCTCGCTATCATAAACAGAAATAAAGAAAAATGGCAAGATCGATCCATTGGACTCTGAATTTTAAGAGTCTAAACGAAACAGATTGCACCGTGAACATCTACGACAATGATTATTCGGGCGATCCAGTCGCGCTTACAGGCGCGGCCAATCCGTTCTTTTTCGAAGAGACAGAAGACGACGATCTGATAAGTTCTGTTGTTAGGTACAGAACAGGCTACATCAACCTAATAGAACATAGTGAAGGCGAACTGAGTGCCTTATACCCACAGGCCGACCGCGACCGATATGTAGAAATGTTCTACGGTTCTACATTGATGTTTTCGGGTTACATCCAGGTGCAGGCATTCGGCAATCCCTGGACTGCCTACCCGCGACAGGTTAGTCTGCCAATTGTTTCGCCTGTCGGAATATCTGGCCGCATGAACTTCAACAGAGTATATCCGCCAACTTGCAAAACACTTGGCGCGCTGCTTGATGAGGTTATCAGCGGACTTGGTGCTATCTATCAATATGTTTATCTGCCACAGATAACCGATATTGACTTCAGCCTGCAACTTTTCTCGCTGGTGGTATCGCCGTGGAACGAAGACTATCATCACTCCATCAATTCGGCATCGCCAGATGTCTTCATCAAACCCAGATCATACGCATATTATCTGAACGGACTGTGTTCTGCATTCGGATGGATGCTGCATGACACACCAAGTGCGTTGATTTTCTCGATGTTCGACCACAAAGGGCTGTACGTTCAATACCCAGTAGGGCATATCGGCGACCCAAATTACAAGACTGTGGTACCATCGCCAACCGACACCGCTTTTCCACTTTCAAATTGGTTCACCTATTGCGACAATCAGGCCAAAGAAGGTTTGATATTGCCATGTGATGCCATAGACATAGGCTATGACGGTAAACTTGAAGACGGTGTGCGGATTTCATTCGACCGCACAGCCTTCAACAGCGTAACAGGCTATGCATTGACTCCAAAAACCAGCGTAGCCAATCTGGTTCCAATAACCAACGAAATCCAAGTTAGCGGCGGAGCTGTAATATTCGACGCAAACCACTATGCAGCACCAGGAGTTTATGCAGTTGCACTCGATACCGAAGAAGGTGTGTTAATCGCGCTTGACCCTTCAACACCTTCTGATACCACCCTGTTCAAAATGCGATATTACACCAAAACTGTTAATCGCACTTGGACTATGGAGTATCGCGCACAGATCGGCGATTTTATTGCAAATCTGGCAGACGACGACGCAATAAAGAACAACATTCACACCAACCTCACAGTAGCAGCCGACTACATCGAAGTAGAATTCAAACTGTTCTACAATACCACATATCCATTCCCTACAAACAAGCTGATATTCATCACCAACGTAGAACTGAAGTTGGTTGTAAGCAACGAACTTTATGTCAACTATCGCGTTCGCCCATCAGATTCTGACGACACGATACCAACAGATGCTGGTGGTGATGCCCGCGCGGGTGTGGATATGCCATTCTCATTATATCGCGAGGGAACAAACCTGATTGGTACTAGCGTTCGTGCTGCCAAGCTGACTACCTATCCGTACATGTTCAAGCCCCGCAATAAGATTATGGCTACCTTCAAGGGAACCATCCCAAGCATGTACCCCTGTCAGATGTATTCATTTTGGCGAACAGGTTGGATTTGGCGCATCGTATCGCTTGGGTTCTATCCGCGGGATGATCTCTTTACCCTTACTTTACAACGCAGCGAGACACTTGAAACATCAACCATTTAATTTTTTTAGCATTATGAACATTTCAAAAGTTACCACAGCCGATGAATCGCGCACACAACTGATGCTGCGCGTTACCTTCGCACTCTGCTTTTTCGTTTCGGTGGGCCTGATCGTCGGCGGCTTCTTCACCCCACCTATGGGAGTCATTGATGGCTCATGTCTTACAGCCGTCGGCGAATTGTTGTTATTCCCCACCCTTCTTTACGGATTCCGAGCCGTTGAACTTGGCATGCGCATAAAGTTCCAGAAGGGCGAAACATCTATCGAGATAAGCAAGAAACAGGAAGATGCAGATTGATAGACAAATGCTGCTGCGAGCAGTACCCGACTTATACATGCCGCGCGCCGATGAGTTTGTGGCATCGTTCAACATGTGGGCGATGGCCTACGGTATCGATAATAAACGAAAGATAGTGCATTATCTGGCACAAGTATTCCACGAATCAGGATGCCTGCGCTACACCACAGAACTTGCAAGTGGTGCTGAGTACGACACAGGCCCCAAAGCTATTGCCCTGGGCAACACGCCCGAAAAGGATGGCGACGGCCAGAAGTACAAAGGCCGCGGCTATATCCAGCTGACAGGTTTAGCCAACTACAAGGCCTTCAATGCATCCGATCTTTGCACAGAAGATGTAGTGAAGAATCCAGGTAAAGTGGCCGAGTTCCCATTAAACCAGATGGCTTCAATGTGGTTCTGGCAGAAGAAAGGCCTGAACGAGCTGGCCGACAAAGACGACGGTGGCAAAATGGGCGAAGATATTGTCAGACAGATAACCAAAAAGGTTAATGGCGGACAGAACGGCATAGCCCAACGACTGTTCTATTACCGTCGCTTTAAAAAAGAATTCGGATTTTAACAATATATCGTGTTAGTAGTTTTCATAATTTATAGGTTTTAGGTTATTAGGTATTTAGATTAGTAATTTTTAGATTGTTTTATCGAATGGGGGTGCAGCGGCATCCCCTTTTTTGTTTGGAGTAACCCTTTGCCACATTATCAACCAAATGGTGTATGGGAAGATTATCTGAAGCAATAAACGGTTACAGAGGTAGCAGACCAACCTACCTGAACAACGCCACCCGCGCAAGTGGTAGTGGTGGCTTCGCTGTGAATGCCGAGATAGACCAGGATTCGTTTAACGAGACAATAGAAGCCTTGGCGCGACTGATGGTTGTACATCCCGACACCAGGAAACGTGTAAAGGCGATATTGACCAAGGAGGCCAAAAAGGTCAGGCAGAACATAACCAAGGATGTTCACAACAATATCGAAGACGACCCACGCAAGGCATATCAGGCTGTGAAACGATCGCTCTACAAACAGATTCTGGGATTCAACGTGTCGATTCTGAATCAGCGCAAAGGAAGCGTCAAATCCATGCGCCTGTATCACAAACCACGCAAACTTGACCTTGATCCCCATCAGCGAGGTGGCAACCGTCGCAGCCGAAGCAACGACACCAAGGCGCAGAACGGCTATTTTGGCAAAGCGCGCGCCTTTGTTCTGCGCTTCTACAACAGCGGAACCGTAGAACGCCAAACCCGATTCGGCAATCGTGGTGCAATGCCTAGTCGCAGAGTCTTTTCAACATCAGCTGTGTTCCAGATGGAAACCGCATCAAAGGAAATATCACAGATGATCGAGGAAATCATGCAGAAAGAATTCAATTCAGCAACATAAGATATGGCAGCAAATTCAATAGTAAGACTATCGCTTGAATCCGCGCAGTACGAACAGAAACTGCGAGGAGCAAAGCGGCAATTCGAAGACTTCACCAACTCGATTGGCATCAACATGAAGCAGTTAACAGCGGCTGGCATTGCTATTGGTGCAGCAGCAGCTGCTATCAACGCCTTCACCGATGCATGCGGCGAAGCTATCAGTCGCGGCGCAGAACTTGCAAAGCAGGCTGAAGGAATCAAGCGCGCATTCGACCGACTGAATCAGCCACAGTTGCTTGACAATCTGCGCGAAGCAACCCACAACACCGTGAGCGACTTGGAGTTGATGAAAAACGCTGTGAAGTTCGACAACTTCAACCTGAGTCTTGAACAGATGGGCACCTTCCTGGCATTCGCACAGCAGCAAGCCAAGGACACAGGCCAGAGCGTTGAATATATGGTTGATTCAATCGTAACAGGTTTGGGCCGTAAATCGTTACCCATTTTGGACAACCTTGGACTTTCGGCTGTTGACATCCGCAAGAAGATGGAAGAGGTTGGCGACATGACGACCGCTGTGGCCGAAATCATCAAAGAACGCATGGAGAAGGCAGGCGGTTACGTTGAAACCGCAGCCGATCGTGCAGCACAAGCCAATGCAAAGCTGGAAGATGCTATGTTGGAACTTGGCGATGCCATGCAAGAAGTTTTCGGCTATACAGGATGGGATGACATGGCCAAAGGCATCAAAACAGAACTTGTGGGTGCTTTGACTTTCACGGTTGAGACGATAGGCAGAGCAAAAGATGCCTGGAATAGTCTGATGCAGGCGATGGGCATACAAGACAAACCCCAAAAGAATCCATCAACACCAAGTGGCCCTGCGCCCAATGGCACCTATGTGGAGCAAACCGATAGCGAAGGAAACATCCAGACCGGACATTGGATGAATGGCGAAATAAAGTGGGAATCTGCAGGCGTTACCATCACAGGCCACAAGCGCGACAAGACCAAAACCACCAAAACACCACGAAAGACAGGCAGCGAGTTCGACGCAAGCAAGGTGGCATTCAATCCTACAATGGATGAAAGTTTGAAAGCCGACCCCGACCGCTATTTCCAAAGCGTTTGGGGAATGGCCGATCAGCAGAACCTTCGCGCCTACATGGGATTCGGTAAAAAACAATGGGATTCAGGCCGCGACATCACCAAGAACGAAAAACCATCCAACCTTGAAGACAAGAAGGACTCTGCCAACCTTGCAGACATCACAGGCGCAGTCGTCAACATGTTCACCTGTCTGGAAAACATCGGCATAGAGATTCCGAAGGGATTTGCCGAAGCATTCGGAATAATGAACACCATCGTGGCCATCATTTCTGCTATCCAGGCAATGCAAGAGGTGGGCACATTCCTTGGAATCTTCGCCAATGGTGGTGTGGTTCACGGAGCCAACGGAATTGTGCCAGGGCGCAGCTTCAGCGGCGATAACATCCCCGCCATGCTCAACAGCGGCGAAACTGTGCTAACGCGAGCGCAGTCTTCAAACCTCGTTTCGATGCTCAATAACAACGGACTTGGCAATCTGCAATTAGAGACCATTGTATCGGGCGAAGACTTGAAGTTCGTGCTAAACAACACAGGCCGACGAACCGGAACAGGCGAAATTTTGACATCATCAATGAGACGAATTTAACGCAATAAGATTATGGCAAAGAACAGTCAAACCATACTAATCACCACCATAAGCGGCACATCACCATTCGCCGCTGTGAAAGGTATAGAGATACAGGCAGAAGGCTCGCAGTTAGAAAAAGCATCGCCAAATAGCGGTAAATGGCGCGAGTATCTTGCAGGCCGTTGCGGATGGAGCTTCACAACCAACTATTTGGCCACACGATTGGCCGATCTGCTGAATGTGAATGAGAGTTATAACATCAAAGTGTACGATTCAGCCGACAACACCAACTACATCACCGGAACCGCGATACTACGAATTTGTCGCATCGATGCAGCCGAAACCAATCTGGTTACAGGATCATTCCAATTCATCGGTTCTGGCCCGCTATCGCTGCCAACAACCACATAAGCAAGAAAACCCCCTTCAGATAATTCATCGACAATAAAAGATACAACGATATGAAATGGTTAACGATTGAATACATCAAGACCCACTCCCGCATCGATTATGATTGCGAAGATAGCCTGCTGGAACTATACGGCGAAGCAGCCGAGCAGACTATTCTAAACATCATAAATCGCAGTTATGATGAGCTGGTAGAGAAATTTGGCTCGACCGATGGTTCAGGCAACAAGCTGGTGCCCGCACCCATCATTCACGCATCGCTGATGATAGTAGATAACAGCTACCAATTCCGCGCTGCAGCCACCCCGCAAAACATCTACGCCACCCTATACGGCGTTGATGCCCTGATTAAACCATATATGAAACTTGGATAAAAACAGATACAAGATGAACACAGAGAATATTATACAACAGGGCGAGCGTGCTAAATACATAGTCAGCAGCGAAAAGTCCGATTTTGATTTTGGGCATGATGATTTTGTGCTTGAAATCTTGTTTGGAATGATGGGCAATAAAATCGTCATTCCAAAAAGCGATTTTTTGTATCTCAGCGGGCATTGGGTGTTCTCATTCCCAACCAACCTAATGGTAGGCCCTGTGGTGGCTCGATTGAAGATGGATATACACGATCCTGATTGCCCAGATAGCATCCGTCCAGAAATTGATGAGCAAGTTATTGCTTTTGTCGTGACAGTTCCATTCCCGCGACTTCTTAAATGCCCATTCATTGAGTCTTCGAAGGAAATAAAATACGAACGCACCGAAGCATCCGACATCGGCGATCGCTATATGCGCCTATGCGACAATAACCACGATCCGCTAAGAACATCAGATGGCGGATATATGTTTGTTCTTAGAAGTAGTAACCAATAAAACAATTAAAAATATGGCAGATTTCGATTTAACCCAGACTGGCCAAGAGGTGCAGAATATCCTTGATGGTGCAGCAATGCAGACCGACCTAACCGCAGAAGTAGATCGCGCAGAACTTGCAGAACAGACTCTGCAAGGCAATATTGATATAGAAGCTACCCGCGCCAAAGCTGCAGAGAAGCAGAACGCCGACGACATCGACGTGATAGAAGGGAAAATTCCCGCTGCAGCTTCAGATGAAAACCAACTTGCTGATAAGAATTTCGTTAACAGTAGCATTGCAACTGCAACAGCTACCTATAGAGGTGCATACAACCTGGTTAGCGACCTGAGTCTGACCGTTGACGCAACGCATGAGCAGATTGCCACAGCTTTGGCAGGCGAGATCAGCACCGCCGACAACAATGATTACTGCTTCGTGCAGATTCCAACCAGCAGCGAGACACCAACCCAGATTGCAAGCATTGAGCGTTACAAGTTCAACGGTTCTGCATGGGCCTATGAGTACACCCTGAACAACAGCGGCTTCACCGCTGACCAATGGGCTGCGCTCAATTCAGGCATCACCAGCGGATTGGTTGCCAAACTGACTGCTTTACCAACCAATGACGAACTGGCTCTGGCACTTGCTGGCAAACAGAACGTGCTAACATTCGACAATGTGCCCATGGAGAATTCTAACAACCCTGTAAAGAGTAGTGGAGTATATTCTGCAATCGGCAACGAAGAGACCCGCGCTAAAGCAGCCGAAAAAGCCAATGCCGACGACATCGACACTATCGAGGAAAAGATACCCGCTGCAGCTTCATCAGAAAACCAGCTTGCTGACAAATCATTTGTCAACAGCAGCATAGCAACTGCAACCGCAACCTTCAAAGGCACATACAATCTGGTTAACGATCTGAGTCTGACCATTGACGCAACGCATGAGCAGATTGCAGCAGCTCTGGCAAACGAGATCAGCACCGCCGACAACAACGATTACTGCTTCGTACAGATTCCAACCAGCATAGAGACATCAACCCAGATAGCAAGCATCGAGCGTTACAAGTTCAACGGCTCTGCATGGGCCTATGAGTACACCCTGAACAACAGCGGCTTCACCGCTGACCAATGGGCTGCGCTCAATTCAGGCATCACCAGCGGTTTGGTTGCCAAACTGACTGCTTTACCAACCAATAGTGAAATAGTCCTGGCACTTGCAGGCAAACAAGATGTGCTAACATTCGACAATGAGCCCACAGAGAATTCAAACAACCCTGTAAAGAGTGGTGGAGTTTACAATGCTATCGACGTAGAAGCTACCACACGCGCAGCTGCTATTGCAGCCATCGTTGCGCTCATTCCCGAAGCAGCATCGGCACTTAATCAGCTGGCCGACAAATCATTTGTTAATAGCAGTATTTCGACTGCCACAGCCGTATTTAAAGGCACATTTAACGTAGTTGTAGATTTGGAACTGAGCTACAACGCAACACAAGAACAGATCGCATTGATGCTGGCTTCAAAGATTATTGCAGCCGACAACAACGACTACTGCTTTGTTCAGATACCAACCAGCGACGAAACACCGCTTCAGATCGCCCGCACAGATCGTTACAAGTTCAACGGCTCTGTATGGGCCTATGAATACACCCTAAACAACTCAGGCTTCACATCCGTACAATGGGCTGCGATTAATTCCGGAATAACCTCGCTACTGAAGGATAAATTGATTGATCTGCCAACAGCCACAGAACTTACAGCCCTGCTTGCTGCAAAACAGAACGAACTAACCTTCGACACAGCTCCAACGGCAGGTAGCACCAACCCTGTCACATCAGGTGGAGTCAAAACCGCCATTGACACAGAAGCTACCCGCGCCGAAGCAGCCGAAGAAGCACTTGACACAGATAAAGCAGATAAAGCAACCACTCTGGCTGGCTATGGCATTACAGATGCATACACAAAGAGCGAGACCTACAACAAGACAGAAGTCAACGGCCTTGTATCTACACCACACCAGAACTACGTCACAGTTGCTACATACGCATCTTTACCAGCTTCAGGTAGTACAGACACCATTTACAGAGTTTCAAGCTACGACGGTGCAAACAGCCAGGTAGATGATACTGTTTATAGCGAATACGCATGGGATGGTACACAGTATGTATTCCTTTGCGTCAAGTCACAGATTGAGGAAGTTTTCGACATTACTGTCTATAACAACAATACCAAGTACGCTGATCTTGCAGCAGCTCTGGGTGTCGATGGTGCCAACATTCCAGCCACCCTCAGACGTGGTGGAATGTCTGTGAAGTTCGTACAGAGTTCTGACAATAAGTATTCACAATACTTCTTGACCAAGAATGAATGGAGTGCAAGTGAAGCCGATTGGGAGAAGATGAATCTTGAAGAAGATTTTTTTAATAGCAATAAATTTGTACCAAGTTATACTAAGGTTCCATCAAAGTACATTCGCTATTCTGATGGTTCTATTGTAGATTCACATCCTGGCCTTGAATATTTTGAAGTAAGTAATCAAAACTATAAAAAAATAAGAGTAAAAGTTGCAAGTGCTGATAACGTTCCTGCTGCAATTGCTTTCTATTCTTCAGAAACAATTTCAACAGAATCGTATTTACAATCAGATTCCATTCAAGCTGCTTATTCGACTACTGGAAAAGTCTATGAGGCTATTGTGCCTCCAAATTGTGTGATGATTGCAATAAGCAATCGTAAAGAGTATTTACAAAATGCAGAAATATTCGTAACAGCAAATTCTATAACAGACCTGTACAATGACGAAATAAAAAGATTAGTTAGTCTTGATTTTGTTGATAAAACATCTTATAATCAGCAGATAAGTGATTATGATAGGCAATTTGGGGAAAACTACGATTTTATAAGAGAAATGGGATATATTGCTGACTCTATGTTTGAGTTAGGCAATATTACTATGACATCTTCAAGATTTATATATGCGGATAGTACAACGAGAGTTCGTACAAAGCAGAATCAATATATTAGATTAAAAGTCGGTGATGTAATAGCCTTTGATAATTACAATAATTTGCATTATTATATAGGTTGGTATAATGGTACATCATGGGAATCAAGGGGTTGGCTCAATAGTAATTATATAGTAGAATATGATGGAGATTATGTTATACTTATCTCATTAGTGCCAGAATCAACCATATCGGACATACAAACAGTAATCAGTAGATTATCTATTAGGTGGAGTGCTGCAAGGCCAACAAGAGCCACTTATAATATAAAGAGTATAAACAATAAATCACTGTTAGGCCCTGGTAATCTATCTGTTTTAAGAAATCATTTTTTGCCTAAACCAATTTATAGTATAGGGCATCGTGTATATAGTTATAATGTTCCTGAATGTACTTTACAAGCATTTCTTTATGCTAAAGAAAAGGGATTTGACTTTGCTGAATTTGATATACAATTTACATCTGATAACGTACCAGTCCTTATGCACGATACAACCATTAATAGGGTTGCAAGAAATGCAGATGGAACAGAATTGAGTGAACCCGTATCAATTACTGATATTACCTATGCCCAAGCAATGACTTATGACTATGGATTATACCAAGGTCAGAAATGGGCAGGATTAAAATTACTAACTCTTGAGGAGGCATTAATACTTGCCAAAAAATTGGGTCTTTCAATAATGGTTGAATCAAAATATAATGATGCGGAGAAAGTGACTTCTATCGTTGAACTAATAAAACGATATAATATGTTGGAATCTTGTATTTTCCAATCTTTGGCATTTGCAGCATTGCAAACTATTTTAGGGTTATATCCACAAGCAAAAGTGTTATGGCTTTCAGAAATAACTCAAAACAATATAAATTCATTTGATGAGATTATCAAAACAGAATCAAATAATCTGTTTATAGGTGTAGATTATACTACAGTCAATTCTATGAGTGATATTGAACTGGCTACAAACAAAGGAATTAATGTTGTTTTATATACAGTGAATAACGATAATTATATTTTAAATACAATGCCACTTGGAGTGTGGGGAGTAATAAGTGACAGGTATGTTGTATCTAAACTTTTAAATGATGATATGATGTCACATATTATAACGTAATAGAATGGATTGTGATAGTTAATTAACTCGTTACAAAACTAACATAGTTATTGTAATAACTCAATACATAAATAATCCCTGGCCAAGTGCCGGGGATTATTGTTTTCTTATTCTATCCGCAGGGGTAAGTTGCGCTTTTTAAAAGCAACTACTAAGCCTAATTAGCACTATAGAAAAATCAAAGTGCGAAGCCTAATTCGCAGTTTGTGCCAAACGTGCAAAAAAGGCTATAGGTCGGAAACAAGTTTTTATGTTAATTTTTGGAAAACGTTTGGTGGTTAAAAATAATCTTCTTATATTTGCATCGCTAAAATCATCAAGCGGTACGTCGATGCCGCCACTATAGGTGGCATTTGTTGTATCAGCCAACTTATAACCTAACCCCATTGGGGCAGTAACCGCGTAGGGTACCCGAAAGGGCCCTGTGGCATCGCTTGATGAGCCATAGCAGCGCGTAGTACTGCTCCATATTTTATTATGCAAGATATGATAACACAAGGTTTTTATGGAAGAAGCGCAAACAACAGCTTCGGCGAGTTCCTGGCAACTAGTATGGGCAACATGTTTGTTCTTGATCTAACGAACTGCACACTAATCGAATGCATCGACAAAATGTGTGAGATTAAATCGCGATCACACCCCAACATCAGGCAGAACTATCGCATGTTGGTCAAAAAATTGGAAAACATACAGCAGATGTTTGGTTGTACTATTATGCCCGCTATGATTAGTTCTGTATTCTGGAATCATTTTATCCCATTCCTGGCAGATCAGGGCCTAAAATATTCCACCATTGGGCATGTGAAAGCCAACCTTATAACGGTGCTTAACTGGTCGTCAAAATACGGTGTAAAACTTAATCCAAGCTACAGCGAGGTTGACATACCAAACTATATACCATCAAAGATTTCGTTAACACCCGACGAAATTAGCCACATCTATCACTTCAAAATCGGCACAACAGAAACATACAGCTTCAGATCGAAGAAGATGCTGAAAATGCGCAAAAATAAAATTGAAACACTCGAAAAGGTGAGGGATTTATTTGTATTAAGCTGCAACCTTGGACAACGCTATTCCGACATGGTACGCATCAGCCCCGAAAATTTCAAAAATGGAATATTCTCGATCGTGCAGCAAAAGACAGGCAATAAATGCCATGTACCTATTAACACCATGAGCATCGACAGCCGTATTACTTTTGCCATTCTGGGAAAATACAACTACCATGCACCATATACAGGCGACATAAACAACTACAACACATATCTGCATGAACTACTGTACCAAATTGGCGAAGACTTCATGGATGAAGTACACATCGACAACAAAATCAACGGTATTATCACCCGCGAAACAAAAAGCAGATTCCAGCTCATATCATCGCATAGTGCCCGCAGATCATTTGCAACCATCAACACACTACGCAACATTCCGCGAAACAAGATACTGCGCGCAACAGGCCATTCAAGCGAGAAAGCATTTAGCCGTTATATCTGCTACGACGAAGACAATTAAACATTATCCATTTTAACAATTACAATCCGCGCTGACTCTTTAGGGAGTTGGCGCGGATTTTTTGTTTAGTAACCTTTTGAACTGTATTTGCGCTGAAAATAAAAACGTGAATATGGGATATTCTTCTGGCATATTGTTTTTTATGATCCAGGTGCTTAACCGCGCAGCTGCGAAAGGTTCGGCGGTTGGACTTGACGGAAATGGCATCGAATGGGTTGAAGGTGATTGGCTGCATGCCAATATCACCTGGTCGAAGGGCACCAAGGCAATGAATGCGGGTGCGCTGGATTCTTATGCGGTTCGACAAGTACGAATGCGCTGGACTGACAAGATCACCATGCGTTCGCGCATCAAGTGGGAAGATCAGATTTACCAAATTCTTCCTGAATCGTTTGCACCGGACAAACACGCTGATACCCTGCAGTTCCTGATGCAGCTGGTTGTAAACGAATAGAAAACCCCACCCCGATAAGTGCTGTAAAAATAAAAAATCAGATATGGATAATTTCTTCAAATTTTGGAATAGAAGCAATCTGCGCGAAGCTGTGAATGGCGTGCCATCAAGCACATCGCCATCGGCACCTGGCAACAGTACCGTGGTGGCATCAGGCGATTGGAAGGAACAGGTAATCATGCCAACAGGCCGCAAGTCGCTTGTTGTGCCTGCGTGGTTCCGTGGTGTTTCGCTCATCATGCAGACAATGGGCCAGATGCGCGTACAGTATCAGAAAAAGAATGAGTCAGGTGGCAACTACGTTGAAGATGATTTCCGCGAAGCTGGTCGACTGAACTATCTGCTACAGGTGCGACCCAACCCGCTGATGACTGCGAGCCAGATGCAAGAACAGATTGAGTTCCGCAAAATCTATTACGGAAATGCGTTCGTGTATATCGAGCGCGAAGGCGGTTGGCCAATGAATCTATGGCTTTGTACAGGTGGCGGTTACGACCCGATCAGCAACACATATCACTTGGTATATAACCGCGACCACATGCCCGCAAAGATGATCGATGCGCCTGCTGAAGATGTGCTGCACTTTAAGAACATCTTTATGACTGACGACTTTTACATGGGCATTCCTACCATCGTGTATGCGATGAAGACCTTATCCATAGCAGCTACAGCCGATGAGCAGGCTCTGAAGGATATGGCCAAAGGTGGTAAACATAAGGTTATCATTCAGGAAGAGAAAGCCCCGACTATGGGAATGAAGGGCCGCGCCAACCGCGACGAACTGAAGAAGGTAAAAGACCAATTCGCAACCGAATGGAACCAGGGCGATTTCATGCTTCTTGACAACGTTGCTGATGCGAAGATCATATCACAGACTGCAGCCGAACTGCGCCTACTTGAAAACCGTGGTTTTGAGGTTAGCGACATCGCGCGCATTCTTGGCATTCCACGCATTATGATGATGGAAGATCAAGGCAGCAGTTACAAGATGCCTGAACACGCGACACAGGAATTCCTGTTGCGCACAATCCAACCGCGCATCCGTAGCTACGAAGACGAATACAACTCCAAGATGCTTTCGGAATACGATTTCGGCAAACGACGCATCCATGTATGCGAACTGGCCCTTCGCCGACTTGATGCGAAAGGCCAGGCAGAAATTGACCTTCTTCACCTTCAGACCGGATGGAGCCCCAACGAAATCCGCGCACAGTACGACATGCCATCGGTTAAGAATGGCGACGACCATTATATCAGCACCAACCTAGCTGTGGCTGGTTCTGAGAAGGTGACGCGCAACGGTGCTGAGAATTCGAAGCAGCGCGAAACGACCAAGCCAATCGACAATCCCAAAGACGAAGAATAAATGAAACAGAAAACCATTTGTATTGTTCACTTCAATACACCTGAATTGACAGAAGCAGCCATTCTGTCGGTGCGTAAACAATGCGCAGAAGACTATCAGATTATCGTTTTCGATAATTCAGACAAACGCCCATTTACAAAGAAAATGAAAGGCGTTAAGGTGCTGAACAACCGAAAACAGCAGATAGTAAACTTTGATGAAGAGCTGGCCAAGCATCCAAACAAGTGTTGGGATTTGGCCCATCAGTCGAACTATGGCAGCATGAAGCACATGATGAGCGTTCAGAAGCTGTGGGAATTGGTACCAGACGGATTCATCCTGATGGAGTCTGATCTGCTGCTGACCGCCGACATCGGATTCCTATGGAATGAAAACTTTGCCGCTTCAGGCAAAGTGCAATGGCTACACAGCCGTAACCCGCGCGAAATCAGCAAAGACCGACTGCTACCCTTCCTTTGCTACATGAATGTTCCGGTATTGGTGCCCAATGGTGCCAGGTATTACGATCCCGATCGTTGTTGGTGTCTGCATTCGACCGACCCGAACGATCCACAGAATCGATATGATACAGGCGCAAGTCTGCTGGAAGACATTATCAACACCAAGCCACAGCTGACTGCGCGCATCTACGGTGATCTGCAGAACTATTATGCGCACTATAATGGTGGCAGTTGGCGCGCCAACAACGAGGAATCGCAGCGTGCCTGGGTAGCGCAGCACCACAATCTGTGGGAGCCGTACAAACTTGAACAGGATGCCCGCATCTATATTTGCACCCACAAGGATTTTGCGCCTGCAGTAAACCATCCAATTTACAAAGTTCTGGATGCGCGCAAGTGGGAAAAGACCGAAGCCGACAAACGACAGGGATTATTTTGGAGCGAGATCGCAAGCATGGAGCGCATTGCCAAAGAAAAGAATCTTCCGGCGATGGTTGGATTCTGTCAGTATCGCAAGTACTTTGCGTTTATGAACCAGGTACCATCAAACCTTGCTACAATGGAATGCGTTGTTGGTACCCGCGTAAACCTTGGTAAGACCATACGCGAACAGTATGCCACATTCGGCAACGTTGAAGACCTAGATATTGCAACAAAAGTTATCGAAAAGCATCACCCAGAATTCAGCGCAGCATGGCACCGGACCATCAGCAACCGCGAGTTCCATCCATGCTCGATGTTCATCATGCCTAGCGATAAATTCCGCGAAATGATTAAGCTGGTACTTTCAATCATTTGCGATTGGGGTACAACAGCGATTGGAAGTGATATGGTAGTAGATTCAGACATCGAAGCCCGCATCAAAGCAAACCCAGAAGCATACCACCTGAAGGATATGGGATTCGATTACGCATACCGAATCGGCGGTCAACTTGGCGAACGTCTTATATCTGCCTGGATCGATTGGCAGTTCCCCAAAGCTATTCAGTACAACATTAAAACCGTAAGCGAAAAATGATGATTCCAGATGAACACAGTCGCATTGAAGTCAGGCCAACCCGACGCGACATGCGCATTGCTGAGATTCAGCACACAGCATCCAATCGCACAGTAAACCCCCGACAAATTGACCCACGAATATTGAAACGTTAATTCATAATTTACCAGATGAAACAGGTTAGATTTATCCCAAACAACCTTTGCGGTTTGCACCTTCGCGAATCGCAAGATGGTCAGGAAGAAAGCCGCACCGTTGATGGCGAGCCCATCATCTTTGGTGTGCGATCTGTCAACCTGACCCCTTGGAGCAGCACCCGCAAAGTGTATGAGGTGCTGGAACCTGGTTGTATTAGCAAGGAACTGTTGCAGCGTTCGGATATTGTTTTCAATATCAACCATTCGAACAAGGTAACAGATGTACTTGGCCGCTATCGCAACACAGGAAAAGATACGCTGAAATTGGAGCTGACAGAACGCAACGTGCAGTCTTCATGTGATCTGCCAAAGACCAACGCAGCCAACGACACTCTGGAACTGATAAAGCGCGGCGACATCAGCGGAATGTCTTTCGCCTTCATCGACGATTGGGAAGACACCGAAAACGGTGTGAGCTATGAGCGCACCAACGAGGTCGAAGACGGTAAGGAAGTATGGATTCGCCATGTGAAGCGCATCGTGGAGTTGTTCGATGTTTCAATCGTAACCCACCCTGCTTATGAGCAGACAAGCGTGGGAACCCGCGAAGCATCCGACGACATCGAGCGCGCCATCGAAGCACAGATCAAAGGTGCAGCTGGCAACGACAGCGAAGGTCAGCAGCAGCGTAACACCGACGAAGAATTGGAGCAGCAGAAGCGCGCAGCCGAAGAGAAGGCCATGCAAGCAGCAGCCCTGCGTCGTCGTCAACTCCTCAACATGTAAGTGAGTTTGAAAATCAATATTAACCCTTTAAAATTTTAACGAGTTATGACAAAGGAAATGACCAAAATCGAGCTTCAGGCTCGTAGCCGTGAACTTCAGGGCAAAATGTCTGACCTGAACGACAAGGCTTACAACGAAAAGCGTAACTTCACCGAAGAAGAGCAGCGCGAGTGGGATCACCTGACACGCGAGAAGACCATTGTCGATTCCGAAATCGAGAACATGCTCAACGAGCGTGAGCTGGCACAGCTCCAGGAGCATAAGAGCAAGGGCGAGCAGCTGCGTGAGTTGCTGCGCGAAGCACAGAACACAGGCCAGAAGCGCGAGATTTTGCTTTCACCTGGTTCGAACAGCGGCGGTTCTAGCAACGTGACTGCTAACATCGAAGCATCGGGTGCCATCACCCTGACTATCCATGAGCTGATTCCAACCCTGCACGAAGGCCTTGATCTGCCAAAGTCGCTCAACATCGTAACAGGTGTTAAGGGCAACGAGGTATGGCCTGTTTCTATCAACGATGTTGAGATGGAAGAGGTCGGTGAGGTTGATGCCCTGGGCGATCAGGTTCTGGATTTCGCTAAGATCAACCCTGTACAGCGTCGCTGTGGTTTGAAGGTGCCTGTTTCTAACATGGCCATCGATAACAGTGCCTTCGATCTGATGGCATTCGTTCAGCTGAAGTTCACCTTGGCAGTTCGTAAGTATTTGGCAAAGAAGGTTTACAGCCGTGCTGCATTCAGCGGCAACCACGGCCCATTCTCTAACCTCACCCCTGCCGGAACCATTACACTTGGCAACGGCCAGGAGTACGCAGCTATTCTCGACGCAGTTGCACAGTTCAGCAACAAGGGATTCTTCGAGGGCGATGTTACCCTGATTCTCGACCGCGTAACCGAGGCCCGCTTGAAGGCTACACCAAAGATTGCTGGTGCTGCTGGTGGCTTCATCGTAGAAAACGGACTCTGCGCAGGCTATCCATACATCGTTACCCACTATCTGAACACAGAGCTGACAACTGACAACAAGTTGGTTCGCACTTCTGATCTGTGCATCGGTATCGGTTACTTTGAGTGGCTGGCTGTTCAGCAGCATGGCGACGTTCGTCTGGTGGTGGACCCAATCACCCTGGCCGACCGCAACATCACCCGCGTAATCCTGAACACAGCTTGGTCAATCACCGACCTGTCAATCTACATCAACGGCGGCGAGCCTTCAGGCGATCCAGCTGTATATCCAACTCAGGGATTTGCCCTGTACACCGTTCAGGAGCAGTCAGAGCCCACCACTCTCTAATTCTTGCATAATCTTTGGGATTGGCCTGCCGACGGATTCAGGACGTAACAGCCCGACAGTCCGTCGGCCATTCCCAAAGGAAGCAAAAACGATAAATAGCAATCAATTGATAGTATGAGTTTACTCCAAGACGTTGTTTTTGTAAATGCATTGCGCGCAGATTCAGTTCTGATGGCAAAGCTACCCGCAGGCGATGTGTACAACACCGCCATCGGACTGCCTGATGAAGACCTGGATAATGCGCCAATACCTTACATAATCGTTCATTTTGATGGGTTGACTAACAACGCCGAAACAAAGGACGACCCTTTCGAGGGAGACACCGACGACGTTCAGATTAGCATCGAGATAGCTGCGCGCACCAGAATCGAACTTGGCGAAATCGCCGACCAGATTCGTAAGGATGTACACAACTATTTCATCAACGCATCCGAGGAAGACGAAGACTTCGACTTGGTGCCTGCTGATTACACCTTCAGCGCACAGGCCGTTAACTACGACCCGCTGAAGCCCTGCCATTGGCAGATACTCAACTATCAATGTGATTGTAACAACGACGTAATTGCAGACGAAGATGAGCAAGAAGAATGACACTATCGCCATTGTATCGGGCGAGCCTGTAACGGTTATTGCTGACTCTCGCAACGATGTGGCCAAGAAATTGGCCGATCTGCGCGCACAGGCAGCATCCGAAGGGCTGACACCCGCGACAGGTGGATTCATTGAGTACAACACCGCTGGCGATGGCAAATTCTCAGCGGTTATCACATTTGTAGAATCTTAAATTCAAGACGTTATGGCATTGACTAAGATAATGGGCGAGCACTTCAGGACGTTTGTGGGTGGCAACGCTGTTCCCGAAGCCGTTAATTGTAGCGTAACGATTAGCGGCTCGATGGAAGACAGCACCACCAAAGACACCGTTGGAAGCTATGCCCAGGAGCAGATGACCAGCAAGGATTGGAATGTGAGCGTTGAAACCCGCGACGCATCGCTTGCATCCCTGCGCGCGCTCATCACCCGATTCAACTCAGACGCAAAAGTCACCGTCGGATGGGATCAGACTGCTGGAACGCAAAACCGCGTTGCACAGAATGCCCCATTCGCCAGAAGTGGCCAGGCTATTTTGAACGACCTGAGCATTCAGGCCAACAACAGAACTAACATCCAAGTAAGCAGCCAATACCAAGGCAGCGGAGCTTTGGCATAAAACCCGAAAGATATGGCAACAGATAAAGGTCAACATCTACGACTCCTTATTATGGAGGGTACACCCGCAACAGGCAAAGTTGTGGCTTTGAGTACCGACTTAACCCTGCATCTTTCGGCTACTACTGAGAACAGCACAACGAAAGATACGACCGATACCAACGGCAACTACAACGAGTACGATGTAATTCAGCGTAGCGGCGACATTCAGTTTAGTGCATTGGTTGGCGTTGGAACCGACACAGGCGGCAAATCATTTGCCGAATTCCTCGATGCGGTTAGCGACACACCCATCAACTGGAAGATTGTCTTCGTTTCTGGTACCAACAACCGCACCGTTGGTAAGACTCTTTGCAGCGGCCAGGGTAAGCTGGTAAACGTGAACCCCACAGCTCAGAACCGACAGAAGGCAACCTACACAGGCGGCATCAATATCTATGGCCCTGTTGAGGTGGGCACCGACTAACAGACTAACCCACCATCCCCATTTAAGATGGTGGGTTTTTTATTTCAATCTCTAATCCCAAAGACATTATGATTCCCGAAAAAACCATCCACATTTGCGATCGCGATGTAATCCTTCGCTATTGCGCAGCCACAGAAACAGGTTTTGAGCAGCTTGCATCAAAGCCTATCACAGTATTCAAGCCCAACGTAGCAAAAGACGACCAAGGCAATGTCGTCGATGTTCAGGCAGGCCCCGCAACCTCACAAGACTTCATCATGCTGGCCGTTGCAGCCATCATCGCTGCATACGATTATCGCGACCAGGAACAGCCCATCAGCGTTAAGGAAATACTGTACGACACCACGCCCGATGAGATTAAGCAGCTCACAGAAGCCGTTATCGAGCTGTCGGCGAAGTGGTACCACGTTTCGGATGTAGTGAAGCCCGAAACCGACGAAAAGCCCGACGACGAACCAAAAAACTGATAACCGCCCACGATCTTTATCAGCAGGCCGTGGGCGAATGCGGAATTAATTGGCGCGATTATCTGTACCGGATGGAGTATTGGCAGATTCTGCTACACATTCGCGGCTACTACCATCGCAACATCTTGCAATATCAGCTTCAGCGCATGAATGTTTGGGCATCGATGTACTGCATGGGCAATCCCGACCACAGAACGCCCGATGAAGTTGTGAAGCTATACTTCGACAACTATCGCACAAACCGCGATGCCCCCATCAGCGAAAAGGAGCATGCAGAACTCATGGATATTTTGGACTTTTACCAAGAACAGAATCAAAAGGATGGCCAACAATAGCCATCCTTTTTTATGTGTAACAGATTACACAAAAACACGCCTTTTTGATACTTCGGAAATTACAAAAGAGCAATACACTACACAAAACAACCATAAAAAGAACAATAAACCGCACATTTTGCCAAAATAAATGTGTAATAAGTTGCACATTTCAGATAATTGTCGTACCTTTGCATCAGAGATAAGAAACAAAACAACAACAATTTAGAACAGGGCGGCAACCTATAAGCGGCACAAGATTATGAATACAACAACAAACAACATCAAGAAATTCGAGATCGGCAAGAAGTACTCAATGCGCAGCGCATGCGACTACGATTGTGTTTGGACTTACACAGTTATCAACCGCACAGCATGCACCATCACCCTTAAAAGCACACGCGGCGAACAGATCACATGCCGCATCAATAAAAAGATTACAGCACGGAGCAACGCAGAAACAGTCCTGCCACTTGGCAACTACTCGATGGCCCCAATGCTGAAAGCAAAATAAACAATCCAGGGAAGGCCAAGCCTTCCCACCCTTTAACAAGAATATCCACCTTATAAATACAACAATTATGGCACAGTTTATCTATTTCCCATGTACAAAGTCAGGTAATATCCTGAAAGGTTTTTGCCCTACCATCGCCGATGGTACCAGCCTACTGAACGATGTAAGCAACTACAAGAAGTTTGCCACCAAGTTCAAAATCAAGTATTACGCATTTCGCCCCACCCAGGAGAATGACGACTACAGCATCAACCCTGCTGAAATGACTATCTGCGAATTATTCCCTAAAAAATAACAATTATGGCTAAGTATATAAAAACATATCACGACGGACTAACAGCAAACGCAGTATACTCTATAACCGTCTACAGACTTACAATCGTTTACAGCTTCACCCACACAAAACATGGTGGAGAAACACATCAACACTATTTCGAGTCCGACAACGCCCTACTATATAGCTATTTAATGGATGCAGTAGGCGATATGAGTGGTATTAATTCTATTAAAATTGAAAAAATATAAAGATTATGAACAAAGAAATATACATCGTAAGTTACAGAATGCTCAACGAGGAAGATCATGGCGATTTAGCCATCTATTCTACTTATGCAGCAGCAGAACAAGCCCAACACTATGCAGAAAGCACAGGCAAATACTATCGAGTATGGATAGATATCGATAACGTTCACGACGAATTCACTCCTAACGATTTTTAATTATGACAGAACAAAAGAAACAAGAAACGCGCGAACGCATTGGCCAGCGCATCGCATCCCTGCGAAAGCTCGCAGGCTTCACACAAGAAGAATTAGCATTTCGTGCAGGCATTCAGCGCACCCACCTGGGCAGAATCGAGTCAGGCAAATATGCAGTAACCCTTGAAACGCTGCAAGCCATCGCCGAAGCATTGTACATGACGGTTGACATCATACATCCCGATCTGCAAGGCTTTGCAAAAATTCCCTAACTAGGAAAATAAAATTCCCACGTTGGGAACAAAACATTCCCTAACTAGGGAATAATTATTTCAGTTTTTCAGCAATACGTTTGAAATCGTTGTGGATGTCCTCTGCAACGATTTTTGCGTATCGCTGCGTCTGGGTGATATTGGTGTGGCCTAACATCTTACTGACATGCTCAATGGGTACCTGGTTGCGCAGCATCCACGTCGCGAAGGTATGACGCGCCATGTGCGAATGCAGCGGCCTGCTAATCCCACATGCTTCACCCACCATCTTCAGGTAGAAGTTATAATCTGAATTGTACATTTGCGGAACATGCCATTCGTACTTTTCCAGAACCTTCACTACAGGCGGCAACAGATGGCTGACATACGGAACACCTGTTTTTATGCGCTCGCCCACATTCACCCAGACATCATCAACCAGCTTGTATTCCTTAATGTCAAACTGCTGCATATCGCTGAACGACAAACCTGTAAATGCCTGGAACACGAACAGATCGCGCGCAACATCCAATTTGGTACCAACCGATGGATGGAAGTCTAAAATCGCCTGAAGCTCTGCATCAGTCAGATAGTCCACACGTTCACGATCACCACGTTTGAATTTCCCCTTCAGTTTGTCATACGGATTGCGCTCGATGCGCCCATACATAACCGCACGATTTAGCAATGCCTTCAGGTTCTTATGGTAGGTATAGATGCCCGCATCGCTGATTGGTTCCTTCGAATGCTGCGATTTGGGCAACTGATGCAGCCACACATCAAACTTCACTATATTCTCGACAGTCAGATCGCACCAGCGGCGAATCATGTTCCATTCGCGCAGTCGTGCAACCGTAGTCCGATAATGCACCATCGTACCTTCGGCAAACATCAGGTTGCCAACTTCCTGTTCTACCCAATCAATGAAGCTGGTGCTGTCAGCATCTATTTTCGCAGCCCACACGCGGCGTTTAATGTCGGCCACGTCTATTTCCCTACCATCAGCAATTGCCGCGTTCACATCGCCCGCAATTCTGTTTGTGATGGCTTGCAGGCGCGCGTTCAGAATATTACTATCTGGGCGGTTCACAATCACACCCTGCTGAAACTCCGATCGGCGAACCTTGATGCCTGTCGCGATATATTTGGCGCGCCTGTCGATAGTCATTCTAACTTCAAGTGGGCCTTCAGCCCCCTGTGGTGTACGATTACGATGGTCAAAGATTACTGCCTGTTGTATCATATTTTGTCTGTTTTATGCGTAATGTTTACCCATAACGCTACCCATCGGGTAAACAAATGGTAAACAACACCGCTATTTTCTACTAATTTCTACTTATTTCTACTTTTCGCTATACTATCAATTCACACCCGAAAAACATCCGGAATCCCCGAAAAGCAAGGTGGTGCGCGGGTTTTACGACCTTTGCACCACCAGATTTGTAGTGATCCGTTTGGGGTCGGGTTTGGGTTTGCGGGAATGGCTGTGTTTATCAGCGTTTCGCATATGTTGGATGTTTGGGGATGGGTAAACATTTGGCTAGTACTTTAGATAAACACATGTAAAGAACAGAGGGCCTTCATCGCCCATGCGGACATCGATAAAACAATAGCAATCGCATGGGAGCCTATGATTTTGGCGAATTTTCTTGGTTTGATTGCGTGGGATATATCCGACACAATGGCCATCTTCAGCCATCACCTTGATTGCATTATGATCGAAGCGGTTGCCAGGTTCTGCCATCAGATAGCCTTTGAATTCGCCGATGTAGTTCTGAATATCATTTCGATAGAAGCAACCAACAATATTGCATTCGAAGGCGACATCGCCGTGATCCTTTGGCCACACACTCACATAATTGCCATTATTGCGCGCACCGAAATACTGCAGATTGTCGTAGTCGATTTCCGGAATGTCAACAGGCTGCGCTCCACCTCGATCTGATGGTTTGTAAATATACCAAACCAACACACAGATAACAAAGAACAATAGGAAGTAGATCATAATGGTTTATCTATTTGGTGCAAATGGTGGTTCTGAGGCCATCCGGTCGCGCGGATAGCCCCCAAGTTTGTCGATTTCTTTTTCGTAGTTCATTGCCGAAAGTTGAGCGCGCAGGGCCGCAATCAGTTCATCTTTAGCCTGGATTATTTCTTCTTTGGCTGCGAGCTGATCTTGCATTGCAGCAATGGTTTCATCTTTTGCGGCCAGCAAAGCATTAAGTATAGAGCCGTTATCGAGGTAGTTCACAACAGACTCTTTAGGTTCTGGTTGGTTGGCTAGTAACACATCGGAGTCACCCCGAAAATATGCCATATTGAAAATACCATTAAAAGCATCATTCAACTTGCGGATAGTTTCATCAGATACTATCCGTTTCTCATTCTTAATTCTAGAGTAGGTTGGTTCTGATAGTCCTACTTTAGAACACAAATCTTTTTGATTGATTACCAACCCTTCTTGGAAGAGATAATCAACCGCAATCGCAAATCGCTCATTTTTACTTTTATTGCCCATAATTTACGCGAATTAATGCCGATTTCACTAAATTGTGTTAAAAACATAAAGAAAATTGTCGCGAATTGACGCGAGTTTCAAATAATTGCCTATATTTGCACCCGAATTAATTAATTAACAACGCTGGGCACAGAATTAGCCGTCGGGCGAAATAATCGCCTTTTACAAAGTAAGAGAGTGCAAATATACGGCTTTTTCGCCCACGTTGTTCTTAAAGCGAATAAAAATTAATAAACATTAAGAACAATGGCACAAGAAAAAGTAACAACAAAAGAGCTGGAAGAAATGCGAGTGGGAACCACCCGAATCTTCACCCTGACACAGCCTGGCCAGCTTTCATCGGTTGCAGTAATGTGTACCCGCATGAAGCGCGAAAAGCGCGGCGAATGGACTGTGCGCAAGGATTATGAGACTGTTTCCGTATCAGTAACACGAACAAAATAAACGGCTATGGATAGGATTTTGAGGGCTGCAATCGTAGCAGAGGTTAAACAGAGTATGATGGACGCGCTAGAGGTGGCTAACGAACGATGGCTGACTGCGCGCGAGCTGTGCGATCAGTTCCAGATGTTCAGCCCATCATGGCTGAAGGAATATGGGCACCTTCTACCCAGAACGCGCGCCGAGGTTAGCAGCAACGAGGGAACGAAGTGCAGCCGATGGGCCTATCCGCAGCACAAGATTGCCAGGATGATAGCCGATGGCACAATCAAAGGAATTCAGAATAACTGTTGATGATAAAACTTCTTTTTTTCCATTAAACTACCAAATTAGATGAATTGCTGCGAGCGCGCAGACTCCGAGTTTTGGAAATGTGAATATTTCAAAGATCAATAACCCATCCCGCTGTGAAGTGCGATGGTTTTCAATAAAACCTATAAGAAAAGACAACAAAACATGGGCGATGAACTATGACGGTCATAGGATGCATATAGTGTTATGCAGTCTTTTTTCGATTCGTGTTTCATAGTAGTAATATTTGTAAGTCTTCACACAATCCGGTTCGACTCCGGCATCGCCCACTAATCTCCGAATCCATCGAGAGTATAAAGTGAATGGAATCCAATGTGGGATTGTACACATACGGCCAAAGTGGGGATCGCCTCCCACAGCGATGGTTGACTTATTGATACAAAAAAACAAATCCTACAAAGGTACCAGGGTGGCCGATAGCCATTGTGGTACCTTCATACAGAGCCGTGTAGTTCAATGGCAGAACAGAGTAGCATGAATTAAAAGATGCTCAGGTGTTGGCGGTTCGAATCCGCCCACGGCTCCAATTATTCAATTTAAATTCTGGTAATATGAAAGAGTTATTTGCAATTTTCAACAAGGACATCGATGTCGAAAAGTTCGACAAGGTCGATGCAGTAGTGTTTGGCGTGATTATCCCTATAGTATTCATCGCGCTTTGTTTCGCAGTTTCTGCACTTGGTTAGGTTATGACGGAAAAAGAATTTATAAGTCAGGTGTGGCGAATGCACGACAAAATCGTCACGACAGACGGAGTTCCAGGTAAGGTGATTGGCGTTAGCTTCACCACCAAGAGCGTTCGCGCATTTATCAGCGGCGCACCTGAGTGGGTTAGCTTCGCACTCATCGAGTCGCACAACACAGGCAGAGGTGAAGAAGGTGATGATCTAGCCATCATCGAGGAACTTCGCGCCAAAATTGAGCATCAGGCCGAAGAGATTGTAAAACTGCAGAGCGATAAAAAACTGCTGCAGGAGAAAATTAGTAGAAACTATCTGGGTGACATTCTGAAAGCTGTAAACCTGATGAAGCAGGGCCTACAAGAAAAGAAGCACAAGATAGACCAGATAGATAGTGGACTATCACAAGTCCAAAAAGCACTTGAAAAGATAGAAGAATCGTAAAACTAACAAGATTATAAAACAATGGACGTAACAGGATTATTAGTTAAGAAGTTGGGCGAGAAGAATGGAGTATCGCCCAGGAATGGCAACCCTTGGAAGGTTGGCGAGTTTTTGCTTGAAATACCTGGCAATTTCCCCAGGCATATCAATTTTCAAGTTCGCGATGGTCAGGTGCAGAGAATCGCACGATTTGAACAGCTGATCGATAAGACGGTAACTGTGAGCTTCGACATCGATGCGCACGAATACCAAGGCAAATGGTTTAACGAGATCGGCGCGTGGGGAATCATGGAATATGTGCCACAGGCGCAGCAAAATCAACCCTAAACATTACAGTTATGTTCACAACGCTTGATTTTATAGTTATAATCTATCTGGTTGGCATGGTTATCTGTTTTCAGATAGCGCATTCGCACCTTGCGAAGCCTGAAACATACAGGGTGATAGTTGCTTTTGTATTAGCCGCCATTTGGCCAATCCCTGCTGCATTGTGTACATTGTTAGCCATCGAAACCGTATTAGCCTGGATTAAAGAACAACTGTTTGGCGATGGCTACTAAAGGAACATCACGATATTTCGATGAAGCGAATATCGAACTGCTAAAACGCCTGTACCCTACCACACCAGCGAGCGACATTGCTACGATGGTAGGGTGCAGCGCAACTCAGGTTCTACGCAAAGCGCACCAATTAGGATTGCAGCGCGATCCATCATTTGATAGTCACAATTTCCTTGGTCGATACACAGGTCGAGGGAAATATAAACAAGAATATTATGCAAGAAGAAAATCAAAACATTCCATTAGCACCACTTCCGGAACTACCTAGCGAGGAAGATGCACGACTGCAGCAGATGGAAGAGCTGAAGCCATATCTATTGGACGCGACAAGGAACTATCCGGAACCATACTATATGTTGGAATACAAAGGTGTGCCGATGAGTCCATTAGGAGGTATTCAGGCAGTATCGGGCCAGAAGAAGAACGGAAAAACCTTCTTGGTGGTTCAGCTGATGGCGGCGATACTTGGTGTAAACTCCGAGCGAGTTAAACGCTATCTGCCAGGCTTGCGGGTACCACAGCGAACGTTGGATCACCTTGGCCATTTGCCAAAGGTTCTGTGGGTTGACACAGAAATGGAAGAGCTGAACAGCGCAAAGGTTCTGCGTCGAGTGCATTGGCTGTGCGAGGTTCAGATGGATAAACCATTCGAACGATTCAACGTTCTTTGGCTCCGATCGGTGGCCGACACGAAGGATGCAGCTGGTGGTGTTACGGAACGAGCCTACGCGAAACGCTATCGCATCATCAAAAATGCGATTGACATTCTGGAACCGGATGTGGTATTCATCGATGGTATTCGCGATATTATCGGCGACTTCAACGACAACGAAGCATCGAGCAGCCTGGTTCTTGATTTGATGAGCATCGCACAGGAAAAAGGAATCTGTATCTGGAACACCCTGCACATGAATCCCCGACCTCGCAACGACGACGAATCGAAGATGCGCGGCCACCTTGGAACAGAGCTGGGTAACAAGATCACCGACACATTGGTGAGCATCAAGCACAAACAAGATGGCCAAGTTTGGTTCTGCGTCAAACAGGATGATGCCCGCGACAAAGACCTTGAAGATTGGGAATTCATTGTTAACGATGCAGCTGGTTCGTTAGGCATACCACAGATGCGCAGCGTACCAACCGAATCAGAAAAGGAAGAAGCCAAACTGCAAGCCGAACGCATCGAAGCCGATGATTACTTCAAACTCTTCCATTGGACTTCTGCAGGCGCAACCTACACCGACATTGACAGACACCTGAAGCAGAAGGGAGTGACATCGAACCGAAAGAGGGTTGCAATCATCGACACCGCGATGGAAGCAGGCATCATCTACAAGAGTAGCAAGAAATACTACTACAATGGATTGAACAAGGAACTGCCAAACGATGAATCGGAAGCATTACCATTCGACCCACCAAGCGATGATGAAGATGATTAAAATTTTACCCTTCCCCGGTTTCGTCCGTTACTCCCTACTCCCACCCCCTACTATGTAGGGGGATGGAGTAGGAGTGGTCGAGACACGGGCGAGCGCGCACATGTGTGCATGTATGCGCGTAGATATAGCTTTCACCTGATGTAATCGTAACAGAAAATTTAAAACTACAAACCTTATGGGCAACATCGACAAAGAAACAGTCCAAAAGATTAAGGATGCAGCCAACATCGTTGATGTTATAGGAGACTATCTGGAACTGAAAAAGAAGGGCATAGAATACCAAACACTTTGCCCATTCCACGAAGACCACACCATCGGCAACTTTTCAATATCGCCTGCAAAGAACATTTACAAATGTTTCAGTTGTGGAGCATCGGGCGATCCTATTCAGTTTTTAATGGAATACAATGGTACAAAACTGACATACAACGAAGCCCTGCGTTACCTTGCGAAGAAGTACGACATATACATCGATGAGGAAAACGCCAAGGAAACACGATGGGAAAAGATGAAGCCTGCCAAGCCACGCGAACTGAAAGAGGTGCATAAAGAAATGCTGGTTATCGACCGCCAAGTTGTGGCCAACGTGGTACATTCTAAGCAGCTGAACATGTTTATAGAATGGTTCAGGCATCTGCCTTGGAGCAACGACGCGACGAACAACCAGCGCGATCGCGTGAAGAAAACGCTGCACGACTATTGTGTTGGCCCTTGGAAGGATGGCAGAGTTGCATTCTGGCAGATTGACCATCAAGGCCGACCGCGAAGTGCAAAGCTGATGCGATACGAAACGAATGGCCATCGCGACAAGAACGAGAACCCAGGATGGATTCACAACCAAGATGGCATCCGCGATAAATGCGACCTTGACCATCACGAATTCCGCACCTGTCCTTTCGGCATGCACCTGTTGAAAAAATACCCAAACGCGGTTGTAAACGTGGTTGAGAGCGAGAAAACAGCGTTGATATGTGCCAATGCTTATGGCCATCCGGAAAACAGTCTGTGGTTAGCCGTTGGTGGTATCAAGTTCTTAAAACCCGAAGTGCTGCAGCCCATTATCGACCAAGGTCGAAACATTTGGCTGTGGCCCGACAAGGATGGTGTGAATGATTGGACGCAGAAGTGTAAGAACTACCTGTCGAAACAGGTGCGCATCACCACAAAGTTTATCGATCAGAACTGGATTGATGAAGATGGCCCGAAGGCTGATGTAGCCGATATCATTGTCCGGCACATGACACACCCCGAAAGCTATGTGAACCGTGAACCAAAGAAGACCGAACTCTTCGATGCCGACGAAGCGCCCTGGGATGATGGCACACCATTCTTGGATGCCGAAGAGCTGGCCGACCCAGTACTAGCCAAATGGCGGCAGATATTGAGAGACAATTGTAAATCTAAAAATTTTTAATACGATGTCACAAGACAACGAACAATTCACAAGGCAGACCGACGAACGCCATGTTGTAGTCGGCACCAAATTGAGCCGCGCTTCAGCCGAACAGCTGTCGCGTATCGCTCGACACAAAGGCTGCACCATCTACCAACTCATTCAGATGGTGTGCGATACTCTGATTCGCTACACCGATGATCGGCACAACCTGACAGCCGAAATGGAACAGGCGATGACTCTATTCGAACACATGGACGGTTGGGCTGACTCCATTAATCTGGTTGATCCCACCATCCAGAAGGAAGTGGTTGGCGCAGTCTATATTCTACAGGATGCCGACGGTAAGAAGAAAGGTTTGCGCGCTTCTATGGTTGATAAACCTTGGATGGGCGTTTGGGAACAGACGGAAAATGTCACCAAGATATTTGAACGCCTGTTTAACATCCTGATGCCAGAACTCTACACCAAGCTACTGCGCGCCCGCATCGAGTTGGGTTACAACACGGTGACAGAGGTCATTAATGTTCTGGCTGATGGCGAGGTGATTGCCCACATGAATGATGAATTCCGCAAAGACTTTGAAGACTGTGCCCGCGCCGACAACGGTAAGGCATACGGATATGGCCAACGCACCAAAGGCCATCAGCATCGAACACCTGATAGCTTGGCAATGGATCAGCGTTTGCAGTTCAAGGATTTCGACCGTGAAACAGGGGAAGACTATGATACCAGATGATGAGCCATTCCGCTTTGCGAAGCCACGTTCACACGAACGCAAACCAGAAACGCCTGGCTTGGTTAAGAGTTTAGAAGATTTAGGATTCCGACCTTTTACAGATGAATGGTAAAAAACATAAATCAAAAGAGATTATGAATAAAAAAGATATAGAAAAAGAAACAGTAAAGATTATAGATGCCCTTTCAGATAGAGTAGATTCTGTAGTCAGAGAAATAGAAGCAGTTTTGCAGCCTTATAAGAATGTTAAAGACCCGCTAATGATGACAATTTTGGTTATGACAATCGTAAAATGGATTGAAAGAAAACCAGAACATATTACCGAGGAAGAGCAGACCGAAGCATTCATAAAAGCTCTAAGACTAACAATGAAAGAACCATCGGACAATGAGCAGGGATCGTAATTATCAACATTTGCTTAATTCCAAGCGATGGAAGCAGCTGCGACAATGGAAGCTGGAACAAAACCCGCTGTGCGAGCTATGTTCACGCGAAGACAAAGTAGTGAGTGCCATCGATGTCCACCACATTACACCTGTAGAGAGTGCCAGGACACCCGACGAAATGGAACAGCTTTGCTTCAATCCTAACAACCTTCAGGCTTTATGCATCAGCTGTCACGCGAAGGTACATCGCGAAGCCCGATCGCACACGCGACGTTCACACGAACAAAGGGAACGCGAACGCCTTGAACGGTGGAAGCAAGAACTTGAAGCGAGGGTTGCCCGAATCAATCAGTCAGTAGTGATGGATGAACGTTGACCCTTCGGCACCCTTTTATTTAAGAATCGCCTTTAATCGGAAAT